CACCTCGCGTGCGCCCGAGACCCTACCCTGGGCAGCAACGACCTGCTCGCTCCCAAGTTCGTACCGCAGGTTCTGGAGCACATCAAGCAGCACATGCTGCTCTGGTACACCAGCCAGATGACCGGCTACGTCACGGCAGGCACAAACCTGAAACTGGGCGTCTACGAAGACTCGAAACTTGCTCCGGAGATCGACAAAGCCTTTGCGGTGGCGTCCGACCACGTCAAGTTGGATACCGCCGAGGTTTTCAAAGGTGTGATGCCAGCGTTGCAGCAACTTGGACAACTCATGCAGCAGTTCAAGCCGCCCGCTCCGCCGATGGATGGCGAGGCACAGGCTGTGTTGCAGGCGTCCATGGCAGAGACTCAGCGCCGTGCCGCACGCGATCAGGCAGACATCGCTCAGAAGGACAAAGATTTGCAAGCAAGGGTCGCCATGAATGCCGAAAACAACCTGACGAAAGAACGGATGATGACGGCAGACCTTACGGTCGAGGAGATCAAACTGCAAAGAGAGCAGGAAGAGACAGCAATCAAACTGCAAAACACCACCCAACGTAACTTAGGAGATTGACATGGAAAAGGAAGTCAAAGAACTGCAATCCGAGCAAGTGCGCCAGCACACCCGTATGGCAGCAGGCGCTTGGATTGAAGGTAGCGAAATGAAAGAGAAGGGTACAGCGACCATGCCGAAAGCCAACAGCGACCACGGAAACTTCAACTCACAGAAGGGCGTCGATAAAGGTAATGCATGAGGTACACATCGGACTTCATAGGCGCTGTAAAAGCGCGTCAGGCTGATATTTCGCATGGTCTTGCGCAGGGTGCTGCGCAGGATTTTGTGTCGTATCAGCGTCTGGTGGGTCAGCACGCAGGACTTGAAGAGGCGCTCACAATCCTCGACAACTTATTAAAGGAAGAAGATGCAAATGAATGAACCGGTAGCGTTTAGCGACGCTGATGTACAGGAGGCTTTTCCTGTTGTAGACCCCGGAGCAAGACCGTTAGGAGCAAGAGTGTTAGTGCAGATGCGTTTGGCGAAGAAGAAACTCAGTTCGGGTATCTATCTGCCGCCAGAAACGCGTGACACCGAACGCGCTCAAAACCCCGTGGGTAAAGTCGTTGCCATTGGCCCGTTGGCCTTCAAGAAGCGCGACACAATGGAACCGTGGCCTGAAGGCTCATGGTGCGAAATCGGCGATTTTCTCCGTGTCCCCAAGTGGACTGGAGACCGCTGGACGGTCAGGATCGATGGCACTGATGATGAGGTCGAGTTTATGATTATGAACGACCACGAAGTCATCGCCAAAGTGACCGGCAACCCACTTGACGTGAAGGCGTTCGTATGAGCACAGACACCCAAGAGAAGGAAAAGGTCGAGGTGATGACCATTCAGGAGGCAACGGACGGTTCCGCCGTCGTTGAACTGCCTGAAAGCATCCCTTCGCCTGACGTAGCCCCTGAAGACAAGGCTGCTGCACCCGAGGATGACTCGGATGAGGCAGACGACGCCGCCAGACAGGCTGAAATGGCTGATGGCGGGGAGGTAGACCCCGAGCAGGAGGAGATTCGTGCGGCAAAACGTGCCAAACGACGCGCCCGCAAGGAGTACCACCGCAACGTCGAGCAGGAAAAAAACGTCAAAATTCAGCACTTGGAGCGGCAAAACCAAGAATTGCTGGAGCGGATGTCAGTTTTGGAGCGAAAATCGCACGGCAGCGATCTAGCGCGGCTAAATAAGGCAATCGAAGACGAACAAGCCAAGATTTTGTTCGCAAAACAGAAGATTGCCGAGGCAACTTCCACCGGAAACGGGGAATTGCTGACAAATGCGCAGGAAATGTGGTTCAACGCCCGGAGAAACGCCGAGGCGCTGGAAAACATCAAGCGCAAAAGCACCGCGCCCCGCCAGCAGCAGGCAATTTCGGCTCCAGACCCGTCAGTCACCCGATATGCGCAGCAGTGGATGAGCCAAAACGCTTGGTACGACCCGCAAGGTCGCGATGCTGACTCAAAAGTCACTTTGACCATCGACAATGCGCTGGCGGAAGAGGGTTTTAACCCTCAGACACCAGATTATTGGGAAGAACTTGACAACCGCTTGCAAAAGTATTTGCCCCACCGTTATACTGGACACACGAACGTGAATGCAACTCAACGACGACCTCGTAATGTTGTGACCAGTTCGGGACGCGAAGCAGCGTCGAGTAGTGGCGGTAGAAATACCTTTGTGCTGAACCCAGATCAGGTTCGCGCCATGAAAGATGCAGGCATGTGGGACGATCCCGAGAAGCGGGCGAAGATGATTCGACGCTACGCACAAGAGTCACGACAAAACGGAAGGAGTTAAGAATGGATTCACGTCTAAAGAAAAATCTGTCTGCCGGAGGACGCGAAAATCGCGCGAGTCTCGACAAAGTTCGAGAGGCTCCTGAAGACCAGTTCGTATCATCCGATGAGCGTCGAAAGATGTGGAAGGATGAGTGGACACAAAGCGCGTTGCCGCAAGTCCCTGAGTTGAAGGGATGGCATCTTTGCTGGCTGTCTACCACCAACAGTTACGACAGTATTGACAAGCGTATTCGGCTTGGGTACGTCCCCGTGAAAGCGGAGGAGTTGCCACATTTCGAGAACTACCGCGTCAAGGCTGGAGAACACGTTGGGTATGTCGCGTGTAATGAGATGCTACTTTACAAACTCCCGATGGATTTGTATCAGGACGTAATGTCGCATTTCCACCACGAAGCACCTCTGGAAGAGGCGGAAAAAATCCGTCGCAATGCAGAGCAGCAAGTGGGACGTGACAGCGGAGGTAAATCTCTGGGTCAGATAGAGGGCGAAGGTCTGAGCAACATTGATAAGCCGATACCTGCTCCGCATTTTGCTGGGTAGGGTGTTAAATAAACAAGGAGTAAGACTATGTCTTCAGTATCTGCTCCGTTCGGTCTGCGCCCATCGTTCCATCCGTCTGGTTTGGATCGTGCGGTTGCGCTGGCTGGCGGTATCGCTTCAGGCTACAACACTGGCATTTTGAAAGGCCAGCCCGTAGCACTTGACACCAATGGCAACATCATCATCGCTACTGCTGGCAGCGCCTACCAAGGTGCATTCGCTGGCGTGGAGTGGACTGATACGTCTGGTCGTCGTCAGATCAGCAACCAGTGGCCTGCCAACACCGCGTACCAAACCGGTTCGTGTGTGGCGTACTACTACTCTGACCCGAATATCGTTTACGACATTCAGGCGAATGGTTCGCTGGCACAAACCTCGATTGGTGATCAGGCAAACTTTGCTTCAGCAACCGCTGGTTCTACGACCACCGGTCTGTCGCAGTGCATGATCTCTACCAGTCTGGCTGGGTCGAGCGCGGTCGGTGATATGCGTATCATCGGTCTTTATCCGGGCGTAGATAACGCATGGGGCGATGCTTACACGATTGTGCAAGTACAAGTCTCGCGTAGTCAGTACGTCGCAACCATTAACGCTATCTAAGGAGGGGATGACAAATGGCAGCCCCAATGCGCAGTACAGACTTTCGTTCGATTGTTGAGCCTATCCTCAACGAATGCTTCGACGGAGTCTACGACCAACGTACCGATGAATGGTCACGCGTTTTCCGTGAGCAAGAAGGTATTCCCCGCAACTACCACGAAGAACCCGTCCTGTACGGTTTTGGCGCGGCTCCGCAGTTGCCTGACGGCACTCCGGTTTCGTACCAACAAGGTGGTGTTCTGTTCCTCCAGCGTTATGTGTACAACGTGTATGGCTTGGCCTTCGCGTTGACCAAAGTGCTGGTTGAGGACGGCGACCACATCCGTATCGGTCAGGTTTATGCCCGCCACTTGGCTCAGTCTCTCATCGAGACCAAAGAGACCCTGTCGGCAAACGTGCTGAACCGCGCCTTCAACAGCGCATACCCCGGTGGCGATGGCGTTCAACTGAACTCCGCTTCGCACCCGATCGTGAACGGCACGTTCAGCAACCTGCTGTCTACCGCTGCGAACCTCTCGCAGACCTCTCTGGAACAGATGCTGATCCAGATTCGTCAGGCTGTGGACAACAACGGCAAGAAGATTCGCTTGGTTCCCCGCCAGTTGGTGGTGGCTCCGGGCAACATCTTCCAAGCCGAGGTGCTGCTGAAGTCGGTTCTGCGTACCGGTACTGGCAACAACGACGTCAACCCGATCAAGTCGATCGGCCTGCTTGACGAAGGTGCTGCTGTGCTGTCGCGTCTGACCTCGTCCACCGCATGGTGGGTGCAGACCGATGCGCCGGAAGGCATGAAGTTGCTGATGCGTCGCAAACTCGAGAAAACCATGGAAGGCGATTTCGAGACCGACAGCATGCGCTACAAGGCAACCGAGCGTTATCAGGTTGGTTTCACCGACCCGCGTGCCATGTACGGTACTCCGGGCGTCTAAGTAAGCCGGAGGGGGTTGGGGAAACTCAGCCCCCTTTTTTGTATCAACGCTTCGTCATACTTTTCAAGGAGAAGACGAAATGCCTCAGTATTCTGATGACCTGTTTCTCGGCCCTGCCCAAACCTTTATGGGCACGGGTCTTCGCCCCTACACCTCAACCTTTACTGGTTCGATGTCCGGCACGACGTTGACCGTCACCGCGATGTTGAGCGGCGCTCCGATTGTTGTCGGCATGTATGTCGATGGTTCGAGCGTGACCGACGGCACTTACATCACCGCTTTCGGAACTGGCGCTGGCGGCACTGGAACCTACACGATCAACCAATCGGTGTCGGCGTCCAGCACTGCAATGACCGCGCACGGAAACGTGCCGTTTGAAGACCCTTCCCCGATGGACTTGGGTGTCGGCCCGCTCGGTCGCATCTACGTCTGGGACATCGTTCCGCAAGCACTGGTTGCCAACAACATTGCTCTCGCACAAACCACCTCTTCCTCGATCACTTTGACCGCTGGCACTTCCGTGAAGTCCGTTGTCACGTCTAACGGAACGGTGTTGCAATTAGACTGCCCGCGTGCAGTCAGCATTGTGTCTGGCACTGGTACGCTGACCAACCGCAACGTCACGATCTCTGGCTACGACTACTACGGTCAAGCCATGAGCGAAGTGATCGCGACTGGTACGGTTCAGTCCACCACGGTAAACGGCAAAAAAGCCTTTTTCCAGATCGTCTCGGCAACCATCTCTGGTGCGTTGGGCGCGACGATTGCTATCGGCACGACTGACATCCTTGGCATTCCGGTTCGCGTGTTCAACGTGGCATACGTTGCCAGCGTCAAGAGCAACAGCACCCTCGCGCAAGATGCGGGTACGTTTGTTGCCGCAGACACTGCAACCGCAACCACCACGACCGGCGACGTTCGCGGCACTTATGTTCCCGCCACTGCATCGAACGGTCTCGTTCGCACGGTGATGGGAATTCTGCTCCCGGCTATTGCTGTTGGCCCGAATGCAACCCGCGTTGGCGCTCTCGGCGTCACGCAAGCCTAAAGGAGACTGACATGGGTCAATTCAAACCAATGGTCAAAATGATGACCACCGAACCTACGGTCGAGTTGAAACTCGCCAAAGGTGGCATCGTTAAGATGAAAAAAGGCGGCAGCGCCAAAAGCCCGAAGAAGATGGCTTCTGGTGGCATGGGCGCACTGGGCATGATGTCTGACACCCCGGCTCTGGTCGGTCGTCCGGCAGTCAATGCACCTGTTCGCGCCCCGGGCAAGCCCAGCATGGCAATGCGCCGCAAGGCGATGATGGCAAAGCCGATGGCGCGTGAGATGTCTGCTGCTATGCCTTCTGCTCCGATGATGAAAAAAGGCGGCAAGGCTGACATGGCGCAAGACAAAGCCATGATCAAGAAAGCCATGAAGCAGCACGACGCGCAAGAGCACAAAGGCGGCAAAGGTACGAAACTCGCTCTGAAAAAGGGCGGGAAGTCGCACTACGCTACCGGCGGCTCTGTGGTGAGCGAGAAGACCTCTGGCTCCTACGCAACGACCGAGATGCACACCGCGAAACCCGATCGTGCGAAAGGCCCGACCGGCGACGTGAAGATGGGCAACGGCGGCGGCTACAAGCGCGGCGGCAAGGTGATGAAGAAGGCTACGGGTGGCGCAATACCCTCGGAGACCACTTCCGGTTCGCCTGCCACGACCATCATGCACCAAGCCAAGCCTGACCACTCGAAGGCTGTGACTGGCGGTGTTCGTTACGGCAACGCTGGTGGCTTCAAGACTGGCGGCGTCGCAATGAGCAATGCTGGAGGCTTCAAGTCTGGGGGTAAAGCCTCAAAAAAAGCCTTCGCCACGGGGGGTAGCGTCAACGACGCAGGTCGTCCCGTGGCGTTAAAACCCCGTGGAGTTGGTGCGAAGCCTTCTCCTGCTGTGGCTATCAGCCGCCTGTCTGGCACTTACAAGGCGGGCGGTAAAGTGGCTCCCGGCAATCGTCAACTTCAGGGGGTAAATCGTGCAGAGAACGCAACGAATCTTCGTGAGGCTAAACAAGATACGCGGCTGTTGTATGACCAAGATACATATCAGGGTCAGAAAATTCCTGCGATGCCTAAAATGAAGAAACGCGGCGGTATGGCGTGCTAACAGGATGGGGGCTTACGCCCCCGTCTTTTATTTTTAGGAGAAACCAATGCGTCCGGTAAAACTAGGGCCATATACGCCAGCCGTAGCGTCCACGACGGCATTCAATGCCCAAACTTTCAACAGTACCGGGGCTGCAACTGCGCCCACGACTACTTCAACATCAGATGGTCTGGCGCACTATGTGACGCTGACATCGCCTGCGCAGGCATCTTTGGCAGGCATTACCTTCACAATTTTAGGGACTGATGCGGATGGTCACAGCATCTCTGATGCAATTGCTGGCCCAGCAAGCGCCTCAACGGTAACGACCACCAAGTTCTTCAAAACCATCACGACCATTCAACCTTCGGCAACGATGGGCGCATTGGTGGTGTCTGTTGGTATTGCAGTGACCGCAATCACCCCGACGATTGCTCTTAATGCCAACTCAGTTGCTGCTGCAGGCATGACCGTGGGCATTACTGGAACAATCAATTACACGGCGTATGAGACCTTCGCGGATGTGTTCAATCACGATCCGCAGTCGGTATCAACCCAGATCTCAGCTTTGGCTTCAAAGACTGCAAACACTTCGGCAAACTGTTCTGTGAGCGCAACCGGCACATTCATTTTGGTCAACTCCGTTACTGCTACGGCGACCTTGACGGTGTATCTGAACCAAGGCACTTCGGCAACGGGTTAATCATGCCAAGCAAATCAAAATCTCAGCACAACTTGATGCAGGCGGTGGCGCATAGCCCCGCCTTTGCCAAGAAGGTCGGTATCCCTACGAGTGTTGGAAAAGATTTTGCCGCTGCTGACAAGGGTAAGAAGTTCAAAGCTGGAGGTCTGTATGCCAACATCAATGCAAAGCGTGAGCGAATTGCTGAAGGCTCTGGCGAGAAAATGCGCTCTGTTGGTGAACCGGGCGCGCCCACAGCCAAAGCCTTCCGAGAGTCAGCAAAGACCGCCAAGCTGAAAGAGGGCGGCCCATCGCTGGCAGTAGGTCGTGGCGAGAAGTTGTCGGTGGAACGCGGAGCTGGGCTGACAGCCAAGGGTCGTGCGAAGTACAATCGCGAGACTGGCAGCAACCTGAAGGCGCCGCAGCCGCAGGGTGGTAGCAGGAAGGATTCGTTCTGCGCTCGTATGTCGGGTGTGGTGGAGCATTCAAAAGGTGACGCACCGAGGGCAAAGGCTTCTCTGAAGCGTTGGAACTGCCCCGGCTGGTAAAGGGACGATATGGCGTACTCGGGAACTGTTGGACAGACGGTCATCAATGTCCAGACGCTGATTGATCATGCCGTTCGGCGCTGCGGAAAGCTGGCCGAGGAGATCACATCGGAGCAACAGGTCACCGCAAGGGAGAGTCTGTTCTTCCTGCTGTCCGCGCTGGCCAACAAGGGCATCAATTACTGGGCGATCAGCAAGAAAGTCTTCGGATTAAAGGCCGACCAGTATATCTACAGCCTGCCGGTGGGGGCTGTGGACGCCCTGAATGTGCTGTATCGCACGATGAACCGCCCGATTGGCGACTATTCGGCCTCTTCTGGCATCGCTGCGAACGCTTTTGACAACAATATCGACACAATCTGCCAGCAAACGGCCATAAACGGCAACATTTCGGTCAATTACGGCACAAATAACCCGATTTATGCCGGTTCCATCGGGATTTTGCCCGGTACAAGCGGCAGTTTCCACATTTTGCTTGAGTATTCGACCGACGGAGCGACTTGGAACACGCTGGAAGACACCGGCGTGACCACTTGGGTCAACAATGAGTGGCTCTGGTACGACATTGACCCCGGTCAGAGCGTCCAATACTACAGAATGCGCGAAACCGGCGGCAATACGCTGGCGGTGCGTGAGTTCTACATCGGGAACAACAGCCGCGAGATCCAGATGGCTCGGCTGAACAGGGATGACTACACCAACCTGCCGAACAAGAACTTCCCGGCCAACCAGCCGTACCAGTTCTGGTTTGACCGGACGATTCCGCAGGCAACGATCTACCTGTGGCCGACCCCGAGCGACCCGTTCATCCAGATGACCGTCTGGTACTCGCGCCAGATCATGGATGTGGGCGCCCTGACTGATGAGCTGGAAGTGCCGCAGCGGTGGTACGAGGCGACGATATTCATGCTGGCGCACCGGCTTGCGCTGGAGCTGCCGGCCGTGGCTGATGCCCGGATCATGTATCTGGAGAAGATGGCGACCCAGTTCCTGTACGAAGCCGAAGAAGAAGAGCGCGACAAGTCGCCGATCTACTTCGCCCCGAACATCTCGGTCTACACGCGCTGATGCCGCGCTTTCTCGACACTCGCGGGAATTCAACTCTTGCCATCGGCGTATGCGACCGATGCAAGATGAAGCGTGCGCTGTCGTGCTTTTCGAGCGATACCAACTTCCCCGGGTTGCGTGTATGCGATCAGGGGTGCAAAGATCAACTCGATCCGTATCGGTTGCCGGCAAGGCAGACTGAGCGGATCGCACTTCGGTTTCCGAGGCCAGATGTGAGCGTCGCTGTAACGGATGACGCCATCGTGACCACGGGGACCACGCAGTGGGTGGTGTCTCCGGAGCAGAACATCCAGACGCCGGAGAACAACGGCAATCTCGACACATTGAGTCCGAGTCCATAATGGCAAATGTAACGATCACGCAACTCCCGCAGGCCGGGGCGATCACTGGCACAGAGGCGGTCCCGATTGTCCAGAATGGGCAGACGGTCCAGACTACGGCCTCTGCCTTGGCTGGCTCGCCGATTCAGACCCAGACCTTCCTGACGCTGAATCAGGAACCGACGCTGGCCAACAGCCGGCGCCTGTCCGCAGGCACTGGGGTTGGGCTGGTTGATGGCGGGGCGCAATCCACCCTCCAGATCACGCTAAATGCGGCCTCTGGCTCGCTGGAAGCCGCCAGCAATGGGTTGATAGCCAAGACCGCCTCCAACGCTGTCACAGCCCGTTCTATCGTGGTCAGCGGCAGCGGATTGGGCATCAGCGACGGCAACGGCGTTTCTGGCAACCCGACGCTGGCATTGACCGGCCTGCCCTCTTCCTTGGCTGGGCTGAGTGGATCAGGCTTCCTGTGCCTGCCGAACAACGGTACGGTGAGTACCGCTACCCTGACGGGCACGAGCGGCCAGATCACGGTGACCGGCGGGGATGGAACTAGCGGCAACCCGACCTTTGCGATTGCGACCGATCCGGCGCTACCCGGCAATGGTGGGGCGGTAATGCCTGCCGGCTCTACCGCGCAACGGTCTGGCTCGCCGGTCAATGGAACCTTGCGCTACAACAGCGATATCGGCCTGATGGAAGGCTACCTGAACGGCTCGTGGGCTTCTTTGGCGTCTGGTTCTGGTGTCACCTCAATTTTGACCGGCACCGGCCTGACCGGCGGCCCGATCACCTCGACCGGCACGATCTCGATTGCCAACACGGCGGTGTCTGCCGGTACTTATGGGTCATCGCTTGTTGTGCCTGTCATTGCGGTTAACGCGCAGGGCCAGATTACTAGCGCCACTAATACAACGATTAACGCTGTTACGCTGACGACCGGAACGATCTCAACGACCCCCTCCGCGTCTACGGACATAGCAAACAAGTCCTATGTTGATACCGTAGCGCAGGGGCTAGATACCAAGGCTTCTGTTGTTGCAGCGACTACGGTAAACATCACGCTATCCGGTACGCAGACGGTTGATGGCATTGCGCTGGTCGCGTCTGACAGGTGTTTGGTCAAGAATCAAACTCTATCGCAGAACAATGGTATCTATGATGTATCGGCAGGGGCTTGGACTCGTTCTGCGGATATGGACACTTGGGCCGAAGTTCCCGGTGCGTATGTCTTTGTTGAGACGGGGACTACGCAGGCTGACACTGGCTGGGTTTGTACTTCAAATGCTGGCGGTACGCTAGGTACGACTGCTATTACTTGGGCACAGTTCTCAGGCGCTGGCTCTGGCGTGAGTTCAATAACTTTTGGCACAACGGGGCTGACTCCAGCCACGGCCACTACTGGTGCGGTAACTGTTGCAGGAACATTGGCCGTAGCAAACGGCGGGACAGGGCTTACGGCTGGGACTAGCGGCGGGATACTGGCTTATACGGCAACAGGAACTCTGGCGTCTTCGGCACTACTAACGCAGTACGGAGTGGTCTATGGCGGTGGCGCGGGTGCTGCTCCTGTTTCTACTGCGGCTGGAACAACCGGTCAGGTATTGACTGCCACTACTGGCGGTGCGCCAACATGGGCAACGCCATCAGGTTCTGGAACGGTTACTAGCGTTGGGTTTACTGGCGGCATCATTACTGTTGCTTCACCAACTACAACTCCAGCATTTACGGTGGCAGGAACTTCTGGCGGCGTTGTTTATTTTTCTAGTGCTTCAACTTGGGCAAGCTCTGCTGAACTTGCTGCCAGTGCGATTGTAATCGGCGGGGGCGCCGGGGTTGCGCCAAGCACCACCACGACTGGTACAGGTGTTGTAACGGCTTTGGGAGTCAATACAGGCTCTGCAGGGGCGTTCGTAGTCAATGGCGGGGCGTTAGGCACGCCATCAAGCGGCACAGTAACCAACCTGACAGGCACGGCATCAATTAACATAAACGGCACTGTTGGCGCAACAACAGCAACAACTGGAGCCTTCACAACTGTAACGGCTACAACTGGAATTTTTGGAGGTACTTTCTAATGGCTGCATCAGGCTACACACCGATTTCTCTTTACTACAGCACAACGGCTGCTGCTGTCCCGTCTGCTGGTAATTTAGTTGCTGGCGAATTGGCTTTAAATACGCTAGATGAGAAGCTGTATTTTAAGAATAGCACTGGAACGGTAAAGTTACTTGCATCCTCTGGGGCATCTGGAACTGTTACTAGCGTAGCGCAGTCATTTACTGGCGGTATTGTCTCTGTTGCAGGTTCTCCGATAACCTCAACAGGAACTCTGGCGCTTACTGTAGCGGGAACTTCCGGCGGCGTGGTGTACTTCTCTAGCGCCTCTGCTTGGGCAAGCTCTGCTGTTCTTTCTGCAAGCGCCCTGATGATTGGCGGCGGAGCAGGCGCGGCCCCCTCAACCACCACCACCGGCACAGGCGTTGTTACTGCGCTTGGCGTTAACACCGGATCTGCAGGAGCATTTGTTGTCAACGGTGGCGCTCTGGGTACTCCTTCTAGCGGCACGCTGACCAGCGCCACGGGTCTTCCTCTTTCAACAGGCGTGACAGGAACTTTGCCGGTTGCAAATGGCGGCACTGGTGCGGTATCAGCTACTGCCTACGCAGTTTTGACGGGGGGGACCACTTCGACTGGAGCGTTTCAATCAGTTGCCAGCGTAGGAACATCCGGGCAAGTTCTTACTAGCAACGGTGCTGCTGCTTTACCTACATTTCAAACTGTCAGCTCAAGCCCGATCCCTACAATGGTTGTATTCACAACCGGCACTTCGGCAACTTGGACAATTCCGACTGGCGTGACTAAAGTACGGGTTACTGTTATTGGTGGCGGTGGTGGCGGTGCGGGAAGTTATGGCGGCGGTGGCGGTGGTGGTGGTGGGGCAATCAAAGTTCTTACCGTTGTTGCAGGAACATTGACTTACACGGTTGGTGCTGCGGGGGCAAACCTTGGTAACGGAGGTACATCGTCAGTTGCATCTGGAACAAACAATACAATCACCACTATTTCAGCAACTGGCGGCACTGCTGGCTCAAGTGTTGGTGGAATTGCCGGTATCGGCTCTAACGGCGATTTAAATTTTGCTGGTAATAGCGGCGCTCTTGGCGCACCAACTGACGGACAAACTTCTGCTGGCGGTGGGTCATTTTTTGGTGGCGCAGGTGGCGCAACTAACACAAATCCCGGTGTTAATGGACGCGCTTATGGCGGCGGGGGGTCATCGTCCACAGGTGGAACCGGCTCCACTGGTGGCACTGGCGTTATCATTTTTGAATACTAAGGTGAGGATATGAAATACGCATATATTGCTTTGCAAGAACCATTCTCGCTTGGCGTTCGGATTGCACAGGTGCAAGACACCAAGGACGGGTTGCTGGATGTTGACGGTGTGTTGTTCTGGGTCGAATGCGCAGATGACTTAACTCCTTACGATCACTACTACGACACTGCCGACAACCAGATCAAGGTTATTCCACAGAATCCGGCGGCATAAGGTTGCTGATTGTTAAGCGTCCATCTAGGAATTTTTAACTAAAGGAAAAATGAAAATGGGAAAAGAAAAAAAGACCCCAGTTGTCATTGATGGCATTGAGCATGACTTTGATGAGATGAAGCCTGAACAACAAACATTGTTCAATCATTGTGTTGATTTAGATCGCAAGATCAATGCTGCAAAATTTAATTTGGATCAGTTGACTGTTGGAAAGAACGCATTTTTTACGATGCTACAACAGTCATTGGAAAAGAAGCCAGAGCAGCCAAGTGAGTGATACAACCGAAACCAAGCTGGCCGTTCACGAAGCGATCTGCTCGGAGCGGTACAGCTACATCGCTGCATCCTTGAAGGACGGGGATAAGCGCATGACCAAGATTGAGTACCTGCTGTATGCGGTGATTGTCGTGGTCCTGCTCGGCCCCGGTGTCGGGGCTGAATTTGTGAGAAAGCTACTCGGACTATGAACTGGCAAGACTTACTCAAGGCCATCATCCCGATTGTCGTGGCGGCACTTGCTTGGTTGCTTGGGCAGGTATCCGAGTTTTCAACGCGACTGACAAAAATTGAAGGGTCAATGCCAGCTCTGATTACGCCAAACGGCGTACCAACAGACAGTCCGTTATCTGCTGAAGCTCGGCACAAGCTGAAAGAGGATCTTTACAAGGACATCCACGACCTGCAAGTGCGCGTCAAACTGATGGAAGAACGCGCGAGGAACTATGCAAAATGATCGACCCGATTACCATTGGCGCGGCTTTTGCGGTTGCCAAGGGGGCTGTAGCAGGGATTAAACAGGCGCTCGAGCTTGGCCATGAGATCAAGGACTGCTACCAAGACCTGCAGTCTTTCTTTCACAGCCAAGCTGAAATTGAAAAAGCAGCGAAGACTGTTGAGGTAGTCAAGACTCAACCCAAGTCAGAAGATCCAAAGCAGGCCGCAGAACAGGAGTCGGTGCTGTCGCAAGCCTTCACCATTGTGATGGCTCGCAAGCAGGCGAAGGAAGCTGAGATTCAGCTCAGGGATCTCTTCGCGATGAAAGGCGAGCTTGGGCTATATCAAGAGCTTTGCCAAGAACGCGACAGGCTGTCTGGCGAACAAGACGAATCAAACAGAGAAGCAATCCGCAAGGCAAGGCTGGCCAAGGATAGGGCAGCAAGGAAGAAGCAGGAGCAAGAGGAGCTGCTGATGACTGCCGGCATCTTCGTGTTCTTGGGTATCGGCGGCATCATCATTTTCGTCGCCATTTATTTCAGAGGTTGATATGTTTCCACTCGGCGCGGTACTAGACATCGGCAGCAAGATTCTTGACAAGGTCTTCCCAGATCCGGCGGCGGCAGAAGCTGCCAAGCTGAAGCTCTTGGAGATGCAGCAGAACGGCGAGCTGGCTCAGTTGAATGCTGATGTGTCAGAGCAGCATGAGCTGACCGACCGGCTGAAGGCTGACATGGGTTCTGACTCGTGGCTGTCAAAGAACATCCGCCCGATGACTCTGATATTTATCCTGCTCACATACACCGTGTTCGGCATGATGTCCGCGTGGGATGTTGAGGTGAACAACAACTATGTCGAGCTGCTTGGTCAGTGGGGCATGCTGATCATGTCGTTCTACTTCGGCGGCCGCACCCTTGAGAAGATCATGGGAGTCAAGAAGTGAGAGAGAAGACGATCTGCTTTGTGACCATCTTGGTCAGCGTGACGCTGTCATTGGTGATGATCTCGATGGTTGGCGTATTCCTGTACGGCCTGTTCCTACCCAACGGCGTGGTCAACAACGAAGACATTTTTCCGATCATTGGCCCTGCCTTCAATACCATTGTCGGCGGATTCATCGGCATCTTGGCCGCAGTCAAAGTGACGGAGCGGATTGAAAAATGACACATCTGACCGAGCATTTCACCCTTGAGGAGCTGACTCATTCCGAGGCGGCGTTGCGAAACGGCTGGGACAACATCCCGAATGGGGATGAAATTGCCAATCTGACCCGTCTGGCGCAATTGCTAGAGCAGGTCAAAAAGGCCGTGGGCGGCAAGCCGGTGATGATCAACAGCGGATTCCGCTCAAAACAGGTCAACGATTCGGTCGGCTCCAAGGACAGCAGCCAGCACCGGCTAGGCTGTGCGGCCGATATCCGCGTGCCCGGAATGACGCCAAAACAGGTTGTAGACGCCTGTATTGCCGCCTCTGTGCCGTTTGACCAAATCATTTTGGAGTTTGACGCATGGACGCATATCAGCGTACCCAACACCCCTGATAGGGATTTGCGCCATTCCAAGCTGATCATCGACAAGGCGGGGACTAGGTTGCTGGCCTGAAATAGGGCAACTTTGACCTATTCTTTTCCTTGACAACCGGATAAAATGTTGAAACAAAAAGGGGTTTTCCTATGACAACTGCCAGTGTGATGACCTATGACTCGCTGGTCGAGAACATCCAGAGCTATCTGGAGCGTTCGGACACGGCGACGCTGGAGAAAATCCCCCTGTTCATCATGCTGGCCGAGCAGGTCATCGCCAGCCAGATCAAGTTCCTTGGCAACCTGACCGTGAACACCTCCGCAATGGTGGCCAATCAGGCGACGGTGGACAAGCCGGCTCGCTGGCACAAGACGGTCTCCATGAACATCACCGTGGCCGGCGAGCGCAACCCGGTGCTGCTTCGCAAGTATGAGTACCTGCGCGAGTATTGGCCAGAGCCGGCAACCACCGGAGTGCCGAAGTTCTACGCTGACTATGACTACACGCATTGGCTAGTGGCCCCGACCCCGGCCGCTGCCTACAACTTCGAGGTGCTGTACTACGAGCGCGTGCAGCCGCTAGATTCGTCCAACCAGACCAACTGGTTCACCATCTACGCCCCGCAGGCGCTTCTGTACGGGTCGCTCCTGCAAGCCATGCCGTTCCTCAAGAATGACGAGCGTATGGCGATGTGGCAGCAGCAGTTTGACCTGATCATCAACACGCTGAAGGCCGAGGATGTCGCACGCATCGCCGACCGTCAGGCGACTGTACTGGATTCCTGACCATGAGCTACAACTCCCCCTTCACCGGCAATGTGATCCAGCCGACGGATGTCTCGTACCGTGCTATCACCCTGTCGGCCAATACCCAGCTCCAGTGGCCGATCAACGGCAACGCCACGGATGACTACGCCGCCCGGATAATGAATGTCACGGCGACGACCACGGGTCTGTCGCTGTACATGCCGCCGGCTGATCAGGCATCGGTCGGCCAAGACGCGCTGATCCGCAATGTCGGCTCCAACTCGTTCACCGTCAAAGACTACGCCGGCGTCAACACGATCATCGTTGTCGCGGCTGGCGAGTCCAAGTACATCTACATTACGGCCAACCCCACCAACGCCGGGACATGGAGCAACATCGCCTTCGGAACCGGGACCAGTAGCGCAGATGCCGCTACCCTTGCCGGGTACGGCTTGCTCGCCTCCGGCCTGACCCTGAACCAATCCTCGCCGGTCAGCTCGTTCTCGACCAGCTACACCTCGGTCACTGCAGACCGAGCAAAGCTCTTGCTGTGGACGGGCGGCGCCGGGACCCTGACCCTGCCGGATGCGGCAACGGTCGGCAACAACTGGTTCGTGCAGGTGCGAAACGGAGGAACCGGAACGCTGACGGTGGCCTGCGCTGGCTCGGATACCTTCAACGGCTCGGCCTCGGTGACCATGCAACAGGCAGATTCTTGCCTGATCGCCTGCTCTGGAACGGCTTTCTACTCGGTCGGTCTGGGCAAGAATACTCAGTTCAACTTCAGCCAATTGGTCAAGACGGTCTCCTCTGGAACCTACACGCTGACCTCGTCGGAAGCGTCGAACACGATCCAGAAGTACATCAGCTCTGGCAACTTGGCCGGCAATGTGACGATCATCGTCCCGCCGACCATCCAGATCTACTACATCCAAAACGCCACCACGACCAGCTCAGGCTATTCGGTAACGATCAGCACTGGGGTGATGGGTGGGGCGACGGCAACGATTGCCTCAAACCAACAATCGACCCTGCTGTGCGACGGAACCAACCTCGTCAACGCCAACACCATCGTGGCCGGCCAATCGGCCGTGAACTTGCTAGATGGCTCTGTGGGCGCTCCGGCTCTGTACTTCGGCTCTGAGTCCACCACCGGCGTTTACCGGGCTGGCGCGGGTCAGTTTGACATTGCGATTCTAGGGGTGCTGCGTGCTGCAGTGTCGGCGACCGGGCTATCTGTAACCGGAACCGGAACCTTCTCTGGCGGAATTTCTGGCGGGACTTACTGATGACCAAGAAGGTCTTCGCCCTCAACACTCAGCCGGGCATCCAGCGCGACGGTACGGGGTTGGAT